ATCTACATAAATTCCACCTAATCCAGATCTGTCAAATGCATTAAGAAGTTTTACACTTAAAGGAATTTTACTATAATCTTTATCAAATCTCATTGTACTATAAACAGAATCAACTAACATACCTGTACCCATTAATAAGATTGATCCAAATAAAAAATCTAAATCTTTTTCTTGCATACCTCTTATTAACATTCTTTGTGTTGCTGCCATTGCAAATTTTTTAAACTGTACAATAGTACTAGCTAACTCATAGTTCATAAATAATGGAGTATCTCCTTTTCCTGGAGTAACAACAGTAATATTTATATCTTTATTTAAAGCTCCACCAAAAGCATTTTTAGCTGCGTCATCAGTCCATTCAGCAGTATTAGCCATATAATTATATTTTAATTTAGTTCCATGTTGTTCATATGAATTAGCTATTCTTCTAGCTGTATCTTCATCAATTCCAGATGCTGCTAATTTAGTTTTGTTTTTATCTGCTAAAGTACCTTTACTCCATTTAATAGAGTCTTCTATAATTCTAGAACCAATAGTAACTGATGCAGCACTTTTCATAAACTCTGTCCATCTAGACATTAAGTTTACATACATAAAATTAAAGTTAGCTGCTTTACCCATCATACCTTCTATTTTAGAAGTCATACCAAACATATCTCCAATATCAGAAAATAACATAGCTCTTTGTCCTGTAATCATATCTACTGCTTCAGCAAATGATTGAGCTTCTTTTTTACCTGCTTTAAAAAGACTACCATTTTTTCCTAACATATCTGATAACATTTCAAATTGTGTTTTAAATCCTCTTTCAATACCAGAAGTCATAACTATTCTAGCAACGTCAGCTGTCGCTGCAAAAAAACCTGTAAGCATTGTAAGAGCATTGTAATGTTTCATTGTTCTCATAGCTCTAGAAGTCCAAGCATGAGGATTAGCAGGTAAACCATATGTACCTCTAACAAGTTCTATACCTGCTTCTAAATCTTCAAGTACTTGGTTTTTTTCTTTAACAAGTTTAAGTTTTTGTTGTTTAGTATTAGCTTTAAATATTCTTAAATTATATTCTTCTGCTACCTGCATTAAGCCTGGAGATGCCATAGAGTCAGCTCCGTCATCAATAAGTTTATATCCTAAACCATTAGGATCTCCATATTTTTTTGTAAATAAAATGTCTGGAGTTACTTGTCTATAATATGTTTTCATTAAAGAAAATATATCGCTAACAACAAAATCATTATCTATTAATTTTAATTGAGCTTCTTTTGAAAGATTTAATTCTCTAGCTCTTGTAGATCTAGCATATCTNGGTCTATTAAATACATATCTTTCAAGTAATAAATCTTTTACATNATCAGTGTATTTAGTTTTTTCAAATCTAATAAAAGGAAAATGATTTGATAANTCATCTACTAATTTAGTTAGTTTTTTATCATTGATGTATCTTCCTTGTTTAATTAAATCTTCTTTAATTATTTGTTTAAATAATGGTTTGTTAGCATCTATACTAGATTTGTTATAAATAATATTAACATAATCTTTAACTAGATTATTAGATCTTTTAAGTCTGTCTTCTAATTTTGCTATTTTATTTGTTATTTCTGTTCTTGAATATGTAGTTTGTGTACCATCTACTTTAGATCTAAATGTTTTAGTTCCTTCACCTTTTTTTACCATTTGATCTAAAACAGATTTCCATAATTTTATTTCTCTTTCTATAGGAAGTTTTCTAATACCTAGATCTTGTACTTCTTGTCCTATTGGACCATATACTTTTTGTTGTGTTACTCTAGCAGCAGCTGCTATTTCTGGAATATCATGTTGCATACCATTAAGTCTTGTTTTAGTTACTTCTCTTGCAAACTCAGCTAAAGACATTTTATCATTAAATCTATTATGTAAGTTAACACCAATCTCTGTTTTAAATTCTTTTCCATCTTGTACTCTTTTAATCATTAACATATATTGTTCTTTGATTTCTTTCATAGCTTCTATGTTTCCTACTTCTCTCATTCTTAATTCTGTTTCTATTGATCTATTAGTAGATCTAAATCCATACTCTTTAGTGTTTTTTAATTTAAGTAAAGGTGTGTCTAATATATCTGCAATCATTGTTCTTGCATTTTTAGATATAGCTTTAGTAACTCTAAATACATTAGTCCAAGGACCATCTTCACCAAAGACTCCTAAATTACTTTTAACAAATCTTTCACCTTCAAATTCTTGTTTAGGTGTTGGTCTTATTTTTTCTTCATTAGCAGCAGCTCCTACACTTCCTGGTGTTGGAGGTTTTTCTGTAGGATTAATAAACTTTCCATCTTCATATAATTTTTGATCAATTCTTTTAGGTATAGTATTTATAGCTTTATCTCCTTCTATAATTTTTTGTTGTGTTGCTGCACCAACATTTCCTTTAGCCATTTTATTTAAAATGTATGGCAATCCATATCCACCTGCTACAGTCCAAGGAACATAAGAATCTTCTCTTGTAACATCAAATTGTTGTTTAGCTATTTCTTCAGCAGCAAATGCTGTACCAAATAATTTAGCTGTACTACCTAATTTAGTAAATAATAATAAAGTTGAAGGATCTGTAAAAGCTCCAGTTACTCTACCTAAATGATACCAAGGACTAGCATAATTTGTTTCTGCTTGATTTTTTAATTTATTAATTATTGATGTTGTTTCTGCTTGGCTTTTACTAAACATAAACATATCATAACTATCTGCATAAGGTATAAGTTGTTGATCTTCTTTAGGATTATAGTTTTCATCTGGTGGAAAATCTTGGTTTTCCATTAAATAATTAGCTCCAATAGCTAATAAATTTTCATCTGCAAAACCTGTTCCAAAATCAGTTAAATTATACTCTACAGTTTTATTAGCCTTTTCAAATATTTTTTGTTCTTCATTTGGTGTAATAGGATATTGGATCATCTAATCTTTCCTAGTTGACCTTTGTAAGAATTGATACCTTGTTCATATCCATCAAAGATCATAGAGTCTAAGAAAACTTGATTATTTGCAGGATAATATTTATTAAATGCTGCTGATCCCATTTCATGTTCAATCATAAATTTAATTAGTCCATGCATTTGATTATTATCTAAAAAATTAATTACAGTATCTCTTGTCATATCAGTTTTAGATTCTAAAGCATTTAAGTATGGTTCTGTTTTTTCTGCGTAACTTGTTAAAATTTCTTCTATTGTTGGTGTGTCACTATATCTTTTAGTAGTATTGTTATTAATAATTGATGAGTTATTAATCATAACTCTTATACCAGCTCTAATAGAATCTTGAGGTCTAGCAAAAATCGCAGCTTGATTACCAGTATTAATATCAGTTATTTCACCTTCCCAAGATGAATCAGTTTTCATAACTGCCATATAATTATTTGTTCTTAATGTTAATGGTAAAGAAGTATTTTGATAATTATCATATGCATATTTTCTGTAATACAGACTAGCATTTTGTCTAGTGTATTCTGTTTTGTATGGAGGAAATACAGATTCTACTTTTTTATCTTTAGGACTAATTCTAGTATCAGATTCTATCTGTGCATCCATAGATAAGTGTTGATCTATTTCATTGTTAATTTTAATACCTTCATCATAGTAAGGTTTTAAATCTACATCTATTCCTAAAGTTTTAAATATAAATGCAAATGGTTTCATTTCTGTAGGTACATCATTTAATCCTGGAATATCTGGGTACCATTTATAATCACTAGCTTCTATACCCATTTTAATAGTTTTATAAACTACTGATTTAGCAAAGTTTTCTGACCAAGAATTACCATCTAGCAAATGACCAAAAGTTTTTTCAAACGCTTCATATTTTTGTTCAGCTAAAGTAAGAATGAGTTGATCTCTACTTCCATTTTTACCACTAATTTTATTAACTCCAGCAAATGCAGTGGGATCAAAATATTTAGTACCTTCTGTTAAATTGATAATAGTATTATTATGATTTATTTTTAAATGATAATTTGGTTGTCCAAACTCATTATAAGTTCCTGCAAATTCTATCATGGTGTTTTCAAATCCATTATCTATTTCTTTTTTTATAATATTGCTAATATTATTAGTTTGAATTTTTCCTTTACTAAAAATACCATCTGCTAATACAGTTCCAAATCTTTCTTTTTTTTGTGTTTCTGTTAAAGTGTTATTTAAATATTCTCCATAAGCTATAATAGAATTTTCAAAACCTTGATCTTGTATTCCAATTTTATNTTCATATGCATTTTTCACCATTTTAATTTGATTGTTTCCACTAAATTTTGTTCCAGTAAAACCTTGATCTTTTAAAGAATCTAAAGCTTTAATAGAAGCTTGTTGAAACATAATTTTTCCTTCATTACTATTTAAATCAAAATCTTTATTACCTGCCATATGTGTTAAATGTGTCATAGTATTTTCTAACCATTTAGCTTTTACTTCTGGAGTTAATAATGTTGATGATTTATTGGGTAATAATTTTGTACCACTATTGTGAAATAAATCTGTATATTTATTTTTTTCACTTAAACCAAATTTTTTAGCCCACCAAGAATCTGTATTAATATCTAATGTACTAATAACTTCAGCAAATTGTTTTGCAACTTCTGGTGCATTTAATGATAAATTATCAGTTATTTTTTTTTCTCTTTCTTGATATTTAGGAACATCTTTTACAATATCATTTAATCTAAAACCTAAAGACTTATTATCTTGTACAGCTGTAGCTCCCATTTTTAAACCTTCTTCATATATAAAAGAATTTTCTAAAGTTAAACCAGGATATTGAGCTTTTATAAATTTGTATAAACCAAGATTTTCTTTATAGATTTCTATTTGTCCTGGATTATTAAAGTCTACATTTACTTTAGTATTTAATCTATTAATAATAGCTTCTGGTTTTATATCATATCTAGCCATTAGACTAATAGCTTTACCTAAGTCTGGATTAGTTATGTCAGTAATGTTTTCATCATTAATTCCATTGTTAGCTAAAATAGCTTTACCAAATAATGTTTTTTGCTCTATATCTCTAAAATCTATTTTAGTTCCATTTTTAGCATCACTTACTAATTTTTGTATTTGAATATGATCTTCTACAATTTTAATTGCATCATTTCTATCTTTAGGTTTTGCATTAGGCATATTCTTAATTACATATTCAACAGCATTAGTATTCTTTGCATCTTCAAAATTAATTACATTTAAAATTTGTCCAGGTTCTTGCAATCCATCTAAGTTATATTCTTTAGTAACATTTAATCCTTTAATCTTATCTCCATTATAACTTTGATAAAGAGCCATAACTTCTTTAACTATTTTTGCTCTATTAAAATCGTTAGTTATATGAGCTTGATATTTTTTAAATATAGGATTATTTCTTTCGTTT